TACCTTATCAACTTAAGGGGAATTGAATATGGCCCACAGTCTTCTGGATGAGTTTCACTTCAGAGCCTATGAAGCGGGACCTCGTCGGGATACCGCTCAGCGGTTTGCGATGATGGCTGGCGATTTGGATACGCTTCTGCCGGACGGTGACGATAAGGACGGAATGCTTCGCCTCCTGCTGGAAGCTCGTGCCTGCGGTATGCGAGCGGCCGAGACTCAGCTCCGGCCGGGGCAAGTAGAGGTGGTAGACTGACAGTGCCCAGCTATACGGCTAGGCAATACACCGAGAAAAATGTGCTGTAAGGGCGCGATCGGTGTGGCAACAAGGGATGCAAGAAAAAGAAATACCCCTCCTGCTACGAGTTGTGGGAACTCTGGAGGGGTATTTCTTTGTGTGCGTGTGTGCGCTTAGAGTTGTCAGCTCGGTTGCACTGTCTGATAAGCAGCCGCAGTCACCGTTGCTGGACCATTGATCTGAAGAGACGGACCGTAGACATCACTGTCAAACGGTCCGAACCTTCGCACACTACCAATAGTGCTCAACGATGCGGTGTCATCACTGATAGCTCTGCCCTGAACGTCTCCGGGAGTCACAAAAGTAACAGTAACCGGACCGGCAACAGTACAGGTCAGCTCCAACCACATTGTTGGACTGTAGTTACTGATGACATTGTTGTTCACGGCGTCCAGAGCTACTGGAGTAGTATTCGGAACGCCGGCCACTGCTCCATTGAGAGTGGTAACTGGAATCTCGGTACGTGCCATTAGTTCTCCCGATCCAGACCCTTGTCGGCTCCGCTGTCCTCGCTAGGGTGAGCTGCACCAGTAGTGGGATCGAAATCTCCCGCACGAGAGCGGTTGCCCTGGGCGTCCTCCGTCTCGGGGAGGGGCTGAATCTCCTCATCGGGAGTGGGAGTCTGAGCGACGGTACGGGTGTCTGTGAGCGGGTCGGGGCTGGTCTCTGGGTCCAGCTCGTTGTCTTCGTTCAGCTCGTTCAGATTGTTAGCCATTTCTTCTCCTTATTGAGTTGTGCAGCCGTTGAGGGGCTGTGGAGTTGGAACGAGTGGCCCTGGGTCCTGAGTGTAGATCTTCATGTCATCATGCCACACGACCATCGGCCCGTTGTTAATGCTCTTACGATACATACCAATCTTCAGGTAGGCCAGAGGGCTACTCATATTGGCATGTTTGGGAGACATCTTCGGAATAACCAACTTGTCGTCCCGATAAACCTCCTCAAAAGCATCCTTGGGGTTAGTCGAGAACTTCACGTGCATTCGGAACGTGTGCCACACACCTCTATCCAGAGGTCCAAGCTTGAAACGTTCCTTATCTCCCACTTCCAGATAGAGGTTATCAGGATCATTATGGTTGCCACACTGGAAGTTCATCATGGGAGCACCGTCAGCAGCAGAGTGATCCTTGTTTGCCGGATGCCACTGGATAGGGATACACCACCCATCCTTGGGCACAGGAAACTTCTTGTCAAACATGAGAGAGAATGAGTACCAACGCTCTTCTCCATTCTTGACGTCAATCTTGTTCGGTACCTTAGCCTCTGACCGTTCTCCAGAGTCTACCGGGTGGTCACCGTCACGAACCTCGAATCGTCCTGCGGTTGGGTGATTGGGTCCTCCATTCTTGACCTGAAGTGAATACTTATGTGCGGTCTCCAGCTCCCACTGTGATGTGTCTCCGGTATTGAAATCCCCAGTGAACTGAAGTGCGGGAGGATTGGTACCTCCGCCCTTGGGTGTGGGGGTCGCTGAAGCTGGAACGGGAAAGAGCCCCAACACCAATAGTGTTGAGGCTCCTGCCACGAGAACCTTGCGGTTCATATTCTGTTGTCCTATTCTCGCCAGCGAAATGATGAATCGCTGCCCGTTATCTTGCAGGTGAGTTTTATTCCTGTAGCACTCTGTCCTGTCTTACCGGCATCTCCCTTTGCGCAGAAGGAACCAGCTGTTCTAGCGCTCGTCTCCACTCCCGTGAAGCTTTCCGCGCTCTTTCCGGGAGTTGAGCTTACGGATGTTGTCGGCTGCGACGCTTCCGAGTGTTGCGCCGAGTTCCGTGGCGAGCTGACTGGTGTACCAGAGGACGTCCCCGAGTTCTTTGAAGATGTCTTCTCGGAGTTTTGCGTAGAAGTCGTAGTATTCTGCTGGGTGGGTTGCGAAGTTGGGTGCGTCTCGGTAGAGCTTTTTGAACTTATTGGCGATCTCACCGGCTTCTCCGATGAGACCGAGGATGCAGTAGTTTGCTGCGTCTTCGTTTCCGCTTCCCGAGTGGGGGTAGATGGCCGTGAGTCCGGTGTCTTGCTGGTAGTTGTCGAGCGTATAAGCGCTGGCACTACCTTTGGACCCTGAACCAGTCTCGGTTCCGATTTTGCAGGTGTGTTGTTCGGCTTCGTAGTGGTTTGGGTTATTGGTAAGTTCTTCGAGGGCGCAGGCGAGGCAGCCGCTGGCGGTGTCCATATAGGTAAGTTCCCTTGAGGCGTAGGGGTTGTGACGATTCCAATCGTACCACCGATAGCCACAGCAGGTACAGCCGCTAGCCCTACGATCTTAAGGAACAAAAAGCGTTCTGCCTTTGTCCATCTCAGGAGGGATAGGCCACGCTGGAATAGGCTGCTTTCCTTTACCGCCCCAAGGGAGTGCGTACCCACTTTCAATCATCAACTCCGATACTAGACGGGCATTAAACATAAGGATGTCACCGTCTACACGGGGTGCGTACTTGTCCCACTTGTAGCTGTAGACAACACATGTTGGTTCTAGAGGATAAGAACGCGGAGGAAGAAGGCCAGAGAGGAAATCTCTAGCCTCCTTCCCACCAGGTTGGGAGAGTTCCCTGGTTGCGATACCCCGAATACGAACCTTGGTGAAACGCCAATTATCGAATCCTTGATCACACCACACGTTGACAGTATCTCCATCGTAAACTTCAGAGATCACTGCCGGGAACTCTCTTTGTCCCATTACTACCTCACGTCAATCGCAAGTGATTACCCGTATAAATAAGATTCGGGTTCTTCACTGTATCACGATTGGCATTGTAGAGAGAACGCCAGGTAGTATTGTTAGCACGGGCAATCTTGAGGAGCGTATCTCCCCTCTTGATTGTGTAGCTCTTAGCAGCATTCCGAGAGATAGACTGAGTGGAGACAGGCTTCTTAATAGTCTTAGGTGCAGACTTCGCCTTCTTGACTGGAGTTGGAGCTGGAGTTGTCGCTACCTTCTTCTTGGGTGTGGGTGCAGCATTGGTTACGGTTGTTGCCTTACCGATCTTTCCACCCCAACATCCTCTGGATGGATTCCAGGCATTGATTCCCTGACCAGCAAGGATTCTCTGTCCTACAATAAATTGCTCTTCACGACTTGCATTGATTGCCCGTGAAGCGAACTGTGTACCACCGAACGCGCGCCAGGTTGAGTCGAGGATCTGGAGGAATCCACTTGCGGTAGATCCACCTCTGGTGTTGACGTTCGAGTTGCCACTCTCACAGTGCGCAATGATTTCCAGCACTGGACTAGTAGACTCAGTAGCCTCAGCACTCCCGACACTAACGAGAGGAATACTAGAAGCAACCAGACCCGTGGTCCCGACCTTAATGATCCGCGGAACGAATTGACTTCGTGCACGATGCTTACCTGCCATTACAATGGCACCCTTCCATACCCTATGAAATTTTGTGTGTAGATTTTAACAAAGAAAGCCCCTCCCGGCTTTCCGTGATGAACCATCATTCCATTGCCTGCATAGATACCAACATGGCCTCTATACAGGACAAGATCTCCAGGTTGAGGATCAGTTGTGCGCTCTGCCCATGCTGCAAGAGCGTCACTGCTCCTATATTGGACGTTGAGTCCAGCCTCAGTGAGTACTCTGTAGACGAAATGTGAACAGTCAATGCCGGTAGTTGGTGAATCCCCGCCCATCTTGTAGGGCATGTTCCTGCCAACGTATGTTTTGGCTACTGCAACTATCCTCTCACCAACACTAGAAGAAGGTTTCGGTGTTGGTATACTCTTAGTTGTAGTAGTCTGTGTAGTCTGTGTAGTCTGTGTAGTTGTAGACTTGAGAGCTTTGGTAGGTATTGGAGTGGGTGTGGGTGCCTTCGTTGTTTTAGTGGTTGGTGTAGCTCTGTCTTTAGTGATACTTGGATTGGTAGTAGTCTTGGCTATCTGTCGCTGAACAACAGTAGGACGTTGGGTAGTCTTTGTGGTAACAGTGGGAGTTGGCTTAGATGTTGGAGTCTTGATTAGCTTAGAGGTTGGAGAGGGAGAGGGTGATGGTGATGGTGATGGTGAGGATTTCTTCTTGGCTTTGGTAGATACCGCCTTAATCTGAGGCAGAACTGCATTGTTCAGAGTGGGCTTTCCTTGGGGCAGAGCTAGCCATGAGTCGTCGAGAGAGTCTATAGATGGATCTTCGGATGCCTCAGCTTGCTTGGGGATAGGCTGAGGGGCATCGACAGCCATGAGAAGGCCTACTGGAGAACCCACCGACAGAATGCTCAAAGAGAGCAGAGCGCTATGAGAGAAGCGGTGACTCTGTGGGTGGTGATGTTTTCCCATATGAAGTTATTCCAATCGGGGCAGTTCTCCCGCGTGATACTCTGGTACGAGTGGATGGGAGGTGATTCCCTATGAGTGGTTCCGAGATAATCCTTGCACCTGGTTCAGGTAAGCCGTTGACTCGTTCGTTATTGGACAAGGATGGGCAACCTGTCGACTTCGCTACTGGAACGTGGCGTGCTGACCTGTTCATTATAGAGTACCCTGACCCGAATGCACCGGTCTTCGCTCAGCTCTCGACAGTGCAGGGCACTGGTCTTCTCCAGTGGCTCTCGCTGAACGACAGCGCTGTAATTATCACTCCCGATCCGACAGTGACTAGTGAGTGGGATTTCTACAAGTACCACTATGAACTCTATGTGACTGGTCCCAATGTCAATAGTAAGACTGAACGAGTAGATCACGGCCCCTTTAGATTGGATAGGTAATGGCAGAGATTACTGAGACTTACGACTCTCGTCCTGAGCGTCCATGCATGGGATGTGGAAAGCGTGACAAGGCTCCTCGGGATGTCGTCACTCTTCCTGATGGCAACCAGGCTTTCTACCATTGGGACTGCCATGTTCTGATTGCTGATTGCGATGTTTGCAAGAAGGTTCTTGAGGCACTGAACACTGACCACTCTAATGACGGTCTGAAGGATGAGCAGCTTCACGAGGTACTGATCCGGGAGATGAACAAGCCGGAACGCGAGCGTGCTGAGATTTTCACTACTGAAGCTGCCGTTCCTCAGCAGCTCCCCAACAACTAAGACGTACAACTCCATAAGGAAGAATGAATAATGGCTGTCTTCGATACTGCTGAAGCTAACAGGCTGCTAGACGCTGCGTTTTCGACTGCTGATTACGTTGGTGCCACGACCGGATCTCAGCTCCGACTCGCTACCGCCACTGGTACTGACGCTGCTGCTGGCACTCTGGTCACTGGTGGTTCGTATGCTCACCAGTCGATGGCAATGGCCGCTGCTGCTTCTCGGTCTTGCTCGAATACTGGTACAGTTTCTTTCACTGGTATGCCTGCCACTACTGTTAACGGAGTTGAGATTTACAACTCTGGCGGCACTGTGCGTAAGGCATATGGAGCGCTTACCACTCCGCGTACTACCGCTTCTGGTGATACTCTCTCCTTTGCCGCTGGCTCTGTCGTGGCTAGCTTCAGCTAATGGCAGAAGACTTTGTCCAGATAGCCCCCGATAGTACCGGTGCAAAGATTCGAACTCGGGCGCGTACTATTGGGGCTAACGCGGTCGAGGAACAATACGTCATTATTCAGGAAGAGAAGGTAGTCTCTGCTCAGGTACGAGCTTGCTCTTTCATTGTTCCTGGTAGAGGTGGTACTACTCAGAAGCTTGCCACACTGTTCAATGCTTCCGGTTCGACTGTTCTGGTTCGACTTAACCGAGTCATTGTTGACGTACTGATTACCGCTGCCGCTGGTATTGCACCTACTGTCTTCGTACCTTTGGTACGTGTGCAGAGAATTAGCGCCGCGCCTACTGGCGGTGGCTCTATCACCAAGAGCCTCCGTGATACTGGGGGTTCCTCCAATGCGTCGGTGACGGCTCTCTGTGATGCAACTGCTGACGGTACTGTTGCTGCCACTCAGTTAGCAGCTACCTCAGTGGGCACACTGCATCAGGTGTACTCTCCACGTGTTCTTATCGTAGGAACTACACCGGCGACCACACTTTACGAACCAGTTGACACTGTTCCATTCTTTGTTGGTGAGCCTGACATTACCCTTAGGGCTTCTGAAGGTGTTGCCGTCACTCTCGATGCATCGGTTGCTGCTGGTAACCCAACTACGAACCGTTGGACATGTATGTTCGACTGGGACGAATTCACACTTCCGTAGGGAAAATACTTATGTATGAGTGGTACACACTTGAAGGTCTTACAGCCACTGAAATTGGTCAAGAGTTGACTACTCGCTATAACAATGACGGTAGTGGATTCCAAAGTATGGTCTACACTGGAACCGATGCTAATGGCGATTCTCTTTACACCCTAGTTCTTGTTCACTACGTTACTCAGGGGGTCTAAGTGACTGAGTACAAGGTTGTTGGCGGTCCTGACCAGGAGATTACAGTCCAGCTTGCCGAGTTGGATAAAGACTGGGAAGTTATTGGCTTCTCTACAGGCTCTACGGTCCCTCTCAGCTATTCAGTACTTCTTCGACGTAAGACTAACACTTCTCAGACTGAAAAGCACTAACCAGTAATACAATTTCATATGAGCGTCGGAGGTAGGTACCAGTGACGCTACTTGCCTTCCGGTCTGCTATGGGGATGGACGGCAGTCCAAACCCTAAACCTGTACTTACTGCTTCCTACACTCTTACCGCAGCTACTAATCTCAACTCCCTAGTTACTCCTTCTTTTACTCCATTCGATAACGAAGTTATTGTTGTCAAGATATCCACTGAGAATCAGGGACAGCCCACAATTGGGACCCCGACAGGCGGAAGTCTCACTTATACTCAGCGCGCACTGACAAATAACGCAAGCAGCTGTGCTGGAGCAATTTACACTGCTGTAGTGGGAACTTCGCCCGGCTCTATGACGGTCACAGTTCCATTTACCGGATCTACTGGATTCCACTCTGCTACAGTAGAGCGTTGGTCTAATGCTGCTCTCGCAGCTACTCCAGCGACGACAGCAGTCAACCTTGCTACCGGTACAGCTCCATCAACGACGATAACCACTGTTGATAACAACTCAGTTGTTTCGTGGTTGTCTGGTGACTGGTCAGCTTCCTCTCCTACTACTCGCGCTTACCGTTCTGGTGCTGTTGAGGAGGGATTTCATGATGGCTCTCCGAACAACTATGTAGCCTACTACGCATATCAGGCAGCAGACACAGCAGGGTCGCAAACTGTCGGTATGACATCGCCTACACAGAAGGCGACGATAGTTGCGATTGAAATTAAAGGCGTTCCGGTAGCTGCTACAGGTTCTGTCTCTCTGACAGCTACTCCTACACTTACTGCTGATGGAGTCACTCTAGCTACTAGATTCTATCTTCCGGCTAGTGGTACTGCTGGAGCTACACCGGCACCGTCAGCCTCATGGGGTAGTATTGCTGGTACGTCTCGGATGCGATTGCCGACGACGAAAACCAACACACCGTTTGACTCTTCTGGTGTCTATTCAGAGACCAGTGCTACTGCGCTCAACGTACTCGGTCGACAGTTTGTCTCTGACCCTATTGATGCGCAGACGATCTCAGGAACTTTCTCTCTCGTAGTTGCCTGTTTGGAGAATGCGACTACTGCTGACGCGAGTCTGCAAGCCATCATTCGAGTGGTCTCTAGCGACGGCTCTACGGTTCGAGGAACGCTATACGGAGGCCATTCAGCAGCTAACAATGCGACAGTCGGTGCTCTCGGTGAGGAAATGTCCACCAGTGGCGCTACAAGAATCATGTCTGGAGTTGCTCTCACTCCAGTAGTTGCTCAGGCTGGAGATCGGATTGTTCTAGAGGTTGGTGGTAGATTTGCAAACACCACCTCCACCTCACAGAACATGGTGTTCCAGTGGGGTGATCCCACTAGTGCCTCTGATTACGCTCTTACCTCTGGCCTGACAAGCCTTGCTCCTGCTGCATGGTTCGAGCTGTCACAAAATATTGCTTTCCAGACTGGTACTACCTATCAAGGAGCTACCAGTCTTAGTGCTACTGCCACTCTGACTGCTGACGGTATACGTATTCAGTCGGGAGCAGTCAGTCTTGCCGCCACCTCTACTCTGACTTCTGCTCCAACTGCCAATATGGTCGGTGCGGTAAGCCTGACCAGTACGTCATCTCTTTCTGCTAACGGAATTCGGCAGACTGCCGCAGCAACCACAATGGTTGCGTCTCCTACTCTGAGCGTTAATGGCATTGCAGTACTCTTCAGTAGTGTATCTCTTACTGCTACTGGGTTGCTGACTTCCGCTGGTGTCACTTCTACTCCCGCTCAGACCACACTTACTGCTACAGCTACACTGTCTGCGGGCGCTCAGCTTACTGCTGTAGCTACTACCAGCCTTAGTACTACTGCCACGCTGTCGGTTGCTGGCCTCCGAACGACCTCAGGGTCAGTGGCCCTGGCTGCTGCTGGCTCCCTGTCGACCGCTGCCAGGCTGGAGGCCTTTGCCGGTGTCTCCCTACCCGCTTCCGGTCTGCTGTCTGTAGATGGTGTTCGTATAACCAGCGGTCTGGTGACCCTCTCTGCGGCTGGGTCACTCTCCGTCCAGCCCTTTGTGGTTATGGGCGCAGCGGCCAATCTGGCAAGCGCTGTAACGCTCTCTGTGACTCTAGTTGCTCCGGGTGCAGGGATCACCCTTACCGCAATCGGTGTGTTGGCTGTAAATGGTATCCGTACAACTACAGGCGCGGTCAGTCTGTCGGCTGCGGCTAACCTTGCATCCGCAGCTTTTGTAGTTAACTTTAGTACAGTAACGTTGAATGCCGCCAGCACACTCAGTGCTAACGGCATTCGAACTACGTTCGGCGTTGTCTCTCTGACAACTAGTCAAGCCCTTTTTGCTGCTCCGGGCGGTATTACTGGGAACGTATCTCTGGTAGCTGTAGGGTCTTTGTCCGTCACTGCGACACAGACATTCTCTGCCGCAATCAGTCTTTCCAATGTTGCGACACTATCGGTGTCTGCCGTTCGTACTACCTTTGGTGTTACCAGTCTGACAGCTAGCGCTACACTCAGCGTTAATCCCACGTTAATAATGGTGGGATCAGTGTCGGCGAGTGCCGTCGGGGTTCTGACAATCTCTGGCATTCTGAGTGCTCGTGGAGTAGTTAACCTCTCCGTACTCAGCAACCTTACTGTTATTGCTGGAGGAGTTCCCGGCGCTTGTGTACTGAACGTCAGTTATGGGCTGGTAGTTGACGGCGTTCGGGTCAAGATAGATGCTCTGAATCTGGCTACCACTTACAGCCTGTCGGTTGGTGGGTTCCTTGGTGGGTTCAGTGCTACTCAACTTACTGTCCTTCCTTCCCTGAATTTGGCTGGTCGTGTTGGTGTATTTGCCAGTGTGGGACTTGACTCTGCGGGACAACTTACTGTTGGTCCTAGCGTCATCTCCAAGCTTGGCACTATTGCCCTACTGGCTAGTGTGGGATTCAATGTCTCTATTGTTGGAGGAGCAGCAGCTTCCGTCGCTCTTTTGGTCTCTGGCGTCCTAGGATTCATTGATCTCTTCCCACAGATACACTTGGGAGCGGGTGGAGAGTGGGACTTCTCCGGTATTCATCCTGATGTCGTCCGTAAGGTTCGTTTCACTAGAACTGACTGGTCAGAGAGCGGTATCCATAAGGATACTAGGACTGGTGTACCTCGACGTCCTATTGATCGAGAATGGACTACGGCCGGAATCCATTCTGGATCAACGCGCGCATAGTAGCAGGTCCAACAATAGTCCCATTGGCATCTGGACCGGTAATTCCCACATTGCTCTGGAATGCTTTGACTCCCAGAGTAGTACCGTCTCCGTAGTAGCCGTTAGGAACATAGGGGTTATAGCGTGGGTAGACTCTAGTGAGAAACTTCTGAAGGTTCCAGACTCGGTCCCCTCGATCACCTTTCTGGCAGTACGTACCACTAGACCAAGTGTTTGTATTCTCCTCGGTGCTACGCTGGAGCGCTGCTAGAGCATTGACACAGTCCGCATATGTTCGTCCGTTATTGATCTCAAAATGCATGGGGTCTTTGCGGCCATCATAGTCGCCTCCCCATCTCACCACTCCACCAGTAGAGCTCAAGATTTGACGGAGTCTCTGGATCTGTGCGGATGAGAGATTAACTAGAGGGTTAGATCCTAGAGGCCACCGTGTCGCGTTCAAATCGATAGCGGTACCCGATGCGTGGTTGGAGAGAGCGATACCACCTCGAATGGGGCGCTCTGCATATCCCCAGTCATCTCCCGGCGGGTAGTCAATGTCCTGCACATAGTGGTCGAACTGAGCTGCAACTTCGAGTAGGAGATCTCCCGGCGCGCCTTTGCGAACCGAAAGCCAAATATTGGTACCAGGAACCTGACGTCGAGATACTAGGGTCGCATCGTTAGCTGTCCAACCGTTCTGACTGATTGCCATATTGAGTTTTCCTTGTCTTGAAATAGAAAGGGGCCTTTCGGCCCCAGTCTACTACCTTTTATGAAGTTGTGTAACGGTACCTGGAGATTCAGGCTTTCTGAACTTGTAGCCTTTGACTTCTTCTGAAACTACAACTGATTCAGCATCAACAGGATCCTCGTAAGAGTAGACCAAGCCATCCTGTGTACTGAATGACTGATAGGTTCCAGGCTTTACTTGGTACCACTCGCCACCGTAGTAGATCTCGGTTACCCATTCTCGTTCAAAGTATTTACCAATCTCAGTTGGTGGATTGTCCGACGACAACTCCCTGCTCCCTAAGCCATTCTGCCGTGTTCTCATGTGCATTCCAGATCAGGTTGACGAATGCCTTGTAGAAACTTGTGTCAGCACCACACGGACATGCCATGATCTCGTGGTTCACAACCACATCAACAACTTCAGTGACGTACTCCATCAACCGACGCTTCATTTCAGAAGCATCAATACGCATAAGAGGGTCACGGAGACTTTGGACTAGGGCGTCAATAGTCTCCATCTCTTCTGTGTACTCATACCTCAGTCGGTCATCCAACTGCCAAGCAAGGTAGTCATAGACTGCTGCCATAGAGTCCAGTTCCGTTACAACCTGTCGCATCAACTATCTCTCTTTCCATGTCGTCGTGAGGGGGTGCCGTACACCTTTTCTGACTATAAGGTACTTGACGAGCTGTCGCAATGCGTCATTCCGGTGACGCATAGGGTGTGGTGGGGTTTGCAACCATCCCAGTAGGGATAGCTTTTCGTTCGTGACGTAGCGCTTTGCCTCTCCCGGTGTGAAACGATCATAGTAGGTGAGGCCAAGCTCCGAGCAAGCTAATTTAATAACTCCGATGTACTCCGCAGAGATCAACTCCACCTTGTGTCGTGAGGCTCGGACGCGCCCCTCTGCGTCCTCTTCGATGTGCTGTCGGTATGTGAATGGCTCGTAGACAATCTCTAGATCTGCGTGTCTTCTTTCCTTATTTAAGAAGTCATAAAGCTCGCGGTGATGAGGCTCCGGACCAAATTCTCCTGTCCAAAGATGGATATCTTCTAGTTCCACATTATCGGTTCTAATGAGCACAGCCTGAGCCCAACCGGTAGTACCGCCTGGGTCAAAGGCTAGAACGTTAAAGGGTCTGAGTGGTTCAGTCCTGAGGTTTAGTGGCATCTTCTACTCCATGGTTGCAGAGGCAGCCGTTTCCGATGCACTCTCCACACTCTCCAAAGAAACAACTATTGCACACTCTAGGGCTAGACATCCGCCCAACTTCTACCGATTTTACCTTCGGCAGCGAATCGAACATAGCCTTCGGTGACTTCCTCTCCAACTTCCACCATCACCCTTGCAATGAGATCGCGGACCTCTTCGGCTTCATCTTTGGGAACGTCCGCATAGATGGCATCGTGCACAAGATTCACGATGAAGACCTTGTGATCGTACGTCAATCGGCAAGCAGCTTCAAGAACAATGTCTGATGCGATACTCTGGGCATAAAACGATTTAGCTTCGTTCCGAACTGCATGTTTGTTCTGTGGAGTCACCAGGTGAAACCTACGGTGACGACCAAACGGGGTAATGAGTGCCTCTCCCCGACATGCCTTGTCTGCTGCTCCTTCTAGGAAGGAGATGATTGAGGGAATTGTCTTCTCAAAGACGTTCATATGACGCTGAGCGACACGAACATCCATATTAAATTGAGGATCGCCAGCAATACCAGCAGCGGTGCGGCCGTACGCGATACCATAGGCAAACGTCTTGACAAGAGTTCGGATACTTGGTTCGCCAGGTTTCTCTGCTGAAGAGAGTTCCTTAACAGTCTTGTCTGACATACTCGAAGGATACCGGTCAGGAAACATAGAGCGGCAAAGCTCGACAAAAAGGTCTCTTGAAGGATCGTTGAAGATGTCACGGGTCAGCTCTTCCTTTGCCAACCAAGTAAGAACTCGTAGTTCTGCTTGCGACATGTCAACACCGACGAGAATACGATCGTCAGCTCTTGCAATAAACTGTCGTTTGATCTGCTTGGCCCGCGGTATGTTTTGAGAATTAGGATTGCGCGCGGATAGGCGACCGCTAGTTGTGCCGTGGATAAGGAATGACGGGTGTACCGTACCTTCGGGAGTAGTGCGTTTCTGAAGGCCCGTGACAAACGTGCCGTCCATCTTGGAGATGCCACGGATTTCAAGTACGAGCTGAGTGGTTGCCTTGACATTGTCGGGAATCCTCGGGTCATCGAGCAGGCTCTTCAGGAAGTCAGCTTCAGTAGTCTCAACGTCTATGCCGTTGTCTTTAAAGTACTTGGTTACCTGACGGGGTGAGTCGATGTTGAGCGTGTGTGGGACTCTAAGATGTTTTCCCTTAGCCTCAGGATCACATACGATTGGAAGGCCTCTTGATAGGTCCTCACGTTCCTTAGCGTATTTTTGAGCGAGTTCTTTTGAATACTCGATATCAAATCCGAAACCGCGCGGTTCGATGAGCTGAAGCGTATTGGATACTCGGAGCATGAATCTGTAGGCATCTACAAGTCCTCGTACATTAAGTTCCTTGTTGAAGTAACTGTGCAGTAGCCTGGTTGCGTGAACATCGAATGCGTTATATTTGTGAAGAATGTCAGGAGGGATATTTCCATAGTCCGTTGGTTGTTTTCCGTCTGGACCTTTAAGATAAGGAGCAATGTCATGTTTCCAGTCAGGGGTACCCAGCAACTCCATCCCCATATATTCAAGGCCGTGTACTCCTTGGTATTCATGTAGAGCATAGGACTGAAGCATGGTATCTTCGGTTAGAGTGGGACCTTCGAAGTCCGGATACCCCAGATAAGCTCGCAGAGATCCGAGGTCAAACTTTCCGTTCTGCGCCCCTAGTGGATTAGTGGCGAGGAACTCCCTGAAGTACTCACGGAAGATTTCATCCTCAAAACAGTCCTGGGCGAAGACAAAGACATCATCTTCTCCTTCTAGACCAATGCCGACACAGAGAAGCTTCTCCATGTGGACATTGCCGTAAGAAGTGTCCTTCTCTCGGGACGTCTCGATGTCCAGGAATGCAAGCAGATCACTACCAGTCAAAGAACGGATAGTGGTGGAAGGCATGTCGTTCTTGGTGATGACGTGAATGCGAGGCTCGTACCACTTGTCAGGAAGGTTGTCCCGGGACACAGCCTTACCTATATCGCTAAGCATGTGAGGGAACTTCTCCTGGCTGCGCAGACACGCGGCTGGGTGGAACGTCGGCACCACGGAGAATTGATTCAGGAGCTTGGGACGGCCTACCCGAGCCTTCGTGATCCCAAGCTTCTTGGCCATTTCTGGGTGAACGCTTTTGAGGGCAGAGTTCCCCATTGGAATGACAGTAGTTACACCGGCTTGCTGTAGTTCCTCGTGTAGTCTTGGCTTGCAGCATTCGATCGCCTCATCAGGCAGTTTCTTCATTGAGTCTGGGTAGTGACAGAGGGTTGCGTTTCCGAGGAAGACCTCTTCTCGATCGACGCCATATGAGTTGAGAACTGCGTTGAGGAGCTTGCCCGATGGGCCGATGAAGACTTCTTGCTTAGCAATTTCATAACGTCCCGGAGCTTCACCAATGAAAGCAAGTACGTTAGACTTACTGCTGCTGTCACTGCGGATAGTAGGAAAACTACTCGGGACCATACGTCCATGAACACGGAGAGGACACTCCTCACATTTAGCTGTAGGGTGTTTCCTTTCTAAAGCGCCCGATGGGGACGGATAGAGTGTCGTCGATCGGCCGAGGTTCATTCTCGACGATCCAGTATTCAACCCGTTCTCTCGAAGACTTATTGCCATTGGGCATTATCCCCTTACGAACACTAATTTTGATTTGGCCGCGTTGGACCATAGTTGTTTCCACGTCTGCTAAATCTCTAGATCTGACATGGAACATTCTCATCATTTCGGTTCGGGTGACGGTCTTGTTCTTGTTGTGCTGTGCTTTGATATAAGCTAGAATTTTGTCCGCTTTCTTCTCCCAAGGGTTAATGTCTGGAGCTTGTTCTACACCATGCGCGAAATCGGTAGCAGATTCGAGGAAGATATCTCCCAAGCGAATGGCCTGACAGACATCATCACGTTCTATGGTGAGAGAATTCCGTGCTCCTGCCAGTAGCATAGCGATCTTAATGATCGAGTCGGAAAGACGGATATACATCGGGGTATAGATGTTGGGATCAGTGGAGTTTTCGCCTAGCTTGAAAGCGTCATAACTAAGGTCTCTGATACGATCCCACGCTTCAGGAGTAGCGTGCATTTCCCGTTCAGTCTGTTTCACAGTCCGCTGAGTGGTCGTGCCTCCCAGAGTGATAGTCTTGACTGTTGGCCGGGGCTGCCAGAAGTTCACGATCCCGTACAACTCTTCGAGGATCTGAGCCTTGACGTCTTCCGTAGGGTCCACTTCGGGCGGAGGTCCAATCGGTCTCAGTTGTTCACTACTCGTGGTGCCCGACACGATAATGAACCGTGGAAGGAAGCCACTACGAATGTGCTCGATAGTGACTACCTCTTGCATTTGCGTCTTGATTCCACCACACCAGATGATCAGGCGTGGTTTCTTTACATCAATGGTACCGGTGCGGAGTGTTCTCTTCTCCTGTCGACAGTCATAAAGAGAGGTCAGAGACTGGAGAAGACCAGCCATGTAGTCTTTTTTGACTGTGGCCTCAATGAATCCAGTGATCTCATCACGGTGGAAGATTGAGGTCTTCCCGTCTCGTTGCTGTAGCTCGGTAAGAATGCCCTCTTGAGATCCATCAGTGCCCATGAGGAAATCATCAGAAGATAGTACTTCGCCCAATGTGGACATAGCAAGGTCCATAGATGTGGACTTGCGAGTAACAGTAGTTCCAGCGAGTATCATCGCCCAGATATTAGGACGGATCTTGGTGTGTTGTGCTGGTAGGGTAACGAAGGGGCACATAATGGCAGACAGAATGACAGCTCCACCAGCTATGTGATACTGTCGGGGTGCATCTGTCCGAGACCAACCGTACTCTACATATCGATCGATGAAGGTTTCCTCAGGTTCACTGTCTCCTGCTCTCTTGAAAGTTATGCGACTCATGAACCTCAGTCCTCATTAAGACCACTGGCCCCCACCCAACAGGATGGGAGCCAGTAGCCCTACTCATAAAAAATTACTCCTCATTGTCGACAAGGAAGCGGGAGATCTCGTTCTTCGGCCCGTATTCCTTGGTCGGGTCTTTCTTGTCCTTGCGAGTACCGACGGGGCGGAGCTTGGCCTTGAGCTTGAGACCGATCAGCTCGTCCCACTCCCAGTCCAGAGGCTTGCCCTCTTCCATATCGACACCAAATGCCTGAAGCATCTTCTTAGTGACCGGAAGAGACTTCTCATCGTACAGAGCATTGAAGTAGATTGTACGACCGTTGTACTTCTCCAGATCACCGTCACAGTCAGTGATCTCGAACTTCAGCTTGGACATGTCAGAACCAGGATTCTTGCCACCCTTGGTGACAGTGTCCTCAGCCTCAATAAGCTGGAGGATGTAGTCACCCGCAGGAGCAGGAGTCCACTCTTCAGGCTCACCAACGTCAGTGAAGTCAATACTAGGCATTTAGATCAGATCTTCTTTCCGATTTTGAGGTTCCCAGTTGGCTTGCTTGTGTCCTCAGCGGACTTGACCAGCGCACCTGACCAGTACTGGTGGATCAGAGGCATAGTCGGATTATCAAGCTTGAACGGTAGCTTTCGGGTGCGATCCTTAGCGACAACATCGCCGCTCAGTCCCGTCTGCAAAGAGCGAACACCAGATCGGTCAACAGAGAGTCGGTAGACATCATTGACCATGCCTGGCATTTCACCGGCAAGCTTGTTCGTGAAAGCAGGAGTCCACTTGTGGCGCGACTCCGACTTGTCAATATCAAGCTCCCACGCTACAAGGATAACGTAGCAGGGAAGCTCTCGGAAAGCGCGGATAAGCTTCCGCATCTGTTCCGATGACTGGTTCCATCCTCCATTGGCAAAGGTTGCCATAGCAAACTCAGTGAAGTTGATACCCTGAGCTGCCAGCTTTTCAGCCTGGAAGATGTGCTCCATCCCCTTCTTCTGACCCTCAGTCAGATTGTCGAGGATGATTGTCTTGTATCCTGCACAAGTCTGCGCATTGAAATCCTGCCCTCTATACAGCTCGTTGTAGACTTCCTGAAGCTGCTTGAATCGAGAGATGTCAATGATCTCAAGGTCAGGATAGATGTCAGTGATGCTCTGAGTACCGTTCTCAATGTTGAGATGGAGGACAGGGTTCATCTCAGGTACTTCTACGCTAGAAGCAGCAAGAGTAGTCTTCCCAACTCCAGACCCTCCGTAAATACAAACGCTAGGAAGAGATCGATCGTCACTCGCACGACGTACCTTTAGTCCACCGAGTTTCCCTGGAGTCAGAGTCATTGTCATGTGATATCGAAGTCTCCTGCCTTTACTCCGTCAATGAACGACTGCCACTCTTCAGGAAGGAAGGAGAGAACAGGACCATTATTCTCCTTCGAGTCACGAACGTCAATGGCAACAATGGGACCATCAACATGACTGGTCACCATCTGAACTTCTACACATATCGGGCTATCTGTCTTGCAGAGAGAACTCTTACGCCACATCTACTTCACCTTTACAAATGGATCGCTACGAAGAGAATGCTCAAAGTCTTCACCATTTGTTTTGGCGAGACAAGGAGTGTAGTAGGCACATCCAGAGCAGGAGAAGTGTCCTGCGTTCGGGTAGATCGTCAGATCTTGAGAGATCATGTCTCGTGCGATCTGATAGATCGTAGTGCCAGCAGACTTTAAGTTTTCTTTAGTCTTGATAATTGTGAATCTACGATGAAATACTGGTGCGTCATTGCTCTTCAGGAAAGCGATGTACTCATCGTACGCACCTGAATCGTAGGCTGCACGGTCAAACCGCTGCACCGTTTGGGTGAAAGTTTGGAGGTCCGTCGCCGCTGCCTTGTCCGTACTGAAATGCTTACCTTTATAGCTGCGGCTCAACATCTTGGGCGTACGAGGGTAATCCTTGCGGTACTCAACGTACAAGAACCCTCGAATGTCAATACCTAAAATTGATGATGCAGCCCAGGTGTAGCCGTTCACCTGAGGGTCGAGTAGTAGGAGCCTATCGTCTTTTCTGATCTGACTGGCAGATTTGTGATCCCAAATGAAATAGCCGCCATTGTAAAGGTCTTGCATGATGGCGTCGATCCGACCATCAAAAGTGACTACGGCGCCGTACGGGTGGACCTGTCCACAGGTGCGTAGACACTCATCCTCAGTAACATTAATACCTTCACCAGCATATTGAATGGGTGGAGCCATACAACGTAGAGGTTGACCGGTAGAAGGGTCAACAATGGGAACTTGGAACGGAACTTCTACCATTACCGGACGGAACCAGTGGTCTTCTTTGGGATGGACGTTGAGGCCGTACCACTCAAGCATACCAATGCCGAGGTCGATACGCTCTGTGTAATCGTCTCCATCAGCCTCTAGGAGCTTGGTCTGTCCGGTTTGCTTGAGGTAGTTTGCGCGCTGCTCTTCACAAGAGTTAATGAATGCATCTATAGCGATGCGTGTCTTCTCTTCAGGAGAAGTCTGGTCCCATGTCTCCGGATCATAGAACTTCTCCATCGCAATGTGGAAGGCAATCCCGAACTGAAGAGGTTTGGCGGATATCTCTGGGAGAATACCATCCCGGTATGCCCAGTCCCATCTACGCCTGCAACCTAGGAAACTGCGGATTTCAGAAGTATGGATCTCGTGAGTGCGGGTCTCGTTCATCCGCACTCACCCTTGTGCCCGTATGGCTTCCAGCAACGCTCTCGCTTAGGTGGATTGCCACTGTAGTAGACAATGAGTCCACACGTTGGCTGAGGCTGAGGTTGAGGCTTTTTCTGTTCTGGTTTCTTCGGTGTTTGTGCCACTGTAGGCTGCTTCCTCTCAACAACTAAATGGAGATGGAAAACGGTGATGCCCCAGGCCATCGCGGGAACTCCCGGGGCACCACCGCAGACGTACAGTGTAGCACACTGGGCATGAGGGTCTACACGGGACGGGGGCCTCCATCACGTGCAGAAGCATCCCTGTATACGTAACCTGTGTTTGGCACCGCTGCAACGGCAACGGCGGTAAGGATGGAGATTACAATCTGCCACCACTGCTGTGCTGAGACATCACCAAATGCATAGTTAGAACCGATAGCGACAAGGGCAGTAGTAAGAGCCGCAGCTCCACTTGCGAGAGCCTTCCCGTATCTCCAGTTAGGGTAGTTCTTTGTGTTCCACACCACAAACGCGCCGATCGCGACAACGATGATGTTCACGATTTCTGAGAAGCCAAGAGGTCCGGCTACGAGAAGCGGGACGATGGCCACGAGTACGGCACCGAGTGCCTGAGCTACTGCCTTTGCGATAGTCATTACTGTTTCTCCAAGTTAGGATCTGTATCTGCTAGTGGTTCTGGAGGATCAGGGAACTTGATTCCAGTACCCTCCATAATTTCTACTACTCTTTGTCCCCAACCTTTCCACCGGTGGCGACTTCTTTCTAGAACGTAGACTCGTCGTGCTAGATCTTTGTTACCCCGATCCAGCTCTTTAACTCTTTCATCGTTCTTGTCTTCTCTGGAGTTAAGTTCTGCTACTTCTTTCTGTAGTGCAGCTACTAGATTGGTCCAGCCTGTAGTTTGATTAGCCTCTCTAGAACTACTTCTAGTGAACTTAGCTGCTACGAATGCTCCTAGAAAGGTAAGTACTATACCGATCACTTGAAAGAGACCACTATTCAGTAGGCCCACTGCGTCTCCGGGCGCAGGGACCTTCTGGATGATCAGGAAGGTGCTTTGATAGGAACATAAGCAGGACAGTAAGAGTTCCATAAACCAACCCTGCTATATAGGTATTTTCTCTACCATATTCTCCGCCAGAAAAAACATTAATAAACCACGACCACCAATATCCAGCTCCCCAGAGAAATGGAGGAAGCATCAAGCCAATGAAACCCCAACCATCTTCACAGGTCTTAGGTCGTTGAATCGCTGCCACAAGAGCCAGTACTCCCCCAACAATCCACATGGAAGAGAAGATATAAATTCCTGGACCTTTGTCCAAGAAGTCGAGAACTCCTCCTGACCCTGGTCTGGAGAACCGCTCCATAGGTTTTACTAGAAGTCCGGTTCCAAGGAAAAGCCAAATGGTACCTATAAGGAGAAGAACAACTCCTCGGGTACCGACAAGTTGGATAAAGAACTTCTCTGTTCTATCGTATGCATTAGGATTCTGCAATTTGCACCTCAACAAAGGCTGTGTTGTCGAGGTTAGCGATAACGATTACTCCGTCTGATCCTGTCAACAGAAGAGAAGAGTTCGATCGGATAATATTGTAGGCATTGCTACAGGTTTGAACAATTCCCTGGGCTTCTTCTTTGGTTTGATCTCTGAAGATAATGGTTCGCCGTTCGTTGGCCAGAGAGCTAATGGTGACTCGGACATCGAAATTCTTTTCCTGATCACTCATTGTTCTCTCTTTGCGCTTGGATCAGTTTTCCTACGGCATCCCATAGAATACCAATCATGTCACGAAGATCCACCTGAGTATCCTCATCGTTATCGCCTCGACGTACAACGAGAGATGGGTCAATAGCAGCCAGGTCTTCAGCGACAGGAAAGCGGTGTTTGTGCTGTGCCCCCTCTCTATATCGCCATTCCTTGGCCTTCGCTCCATGAATGACATCCCAAGAGGTCTTCCCTCCCGCGAATCGGGGAGCGCCTACTGCCTCCTTTTTCTGCTCTGAAGAGGCCGTAAGGAATCCAGATGCACTAATGGGGCCAAACGTCATGGAGTCACCATTGGTCACCGCTAGACCATCGGTGTCGAATTTCAGACCCGAATTCTGATTGACTCCCCAGAACCAACCCTTACCGTCTCTACCGTGCTGGTAGTTGATGTGGCCAGACGCCATTGGTGCGCCATTGGTATCGTAGTTAATAAAGGCAACTCGTCGGTCACCCTGAACAGGAATCAATGCCTGGTCAATAATGAGGTCAACCGTGGCCGACCGGCACCTTACGAAGTTGGGCTCCGCATAGAACTGGGAACCAGCTACCAGTCCCTCATCGGCAATGCCGAGCTGAGCGAACTGCTGACGTAGCCAGACCGTTCCGACCCTGCGAGTATCTCCGCCACTGGCCTGCATGGTAATACCGGCAGCAGACGTCCCCTCAGTGAAGACATCGATATAAGCAAAGGAACTGTTGGACGCCCAGAACTGCATCCTATTGGGATTGTTCCCACCGGGATTCATAATGATGCGCTCGCCTACTCCGGCAGTGGCAATCTGGCCCATGAGGAATGCAGAGCCAGTAGCAGCGTCAATCCAGAAGGAACGGGTTGTCCCATTGTTGATGAATGCCTGAAGACCGAGTAGTGGATGGATCTCCACTCGGTTGCCTGTAGGAGAGCCAGCAATGAAGCGGTTAGTGATGACGAGGTTGGTTTCTAGTTTTACCGCAGTAACGGCACCGGCGGCAATAGTTCCCGCCGTCACTGCGTTGACATCGATCTTACCAGCTATGACAGCGAGAGCAGCAATCTCCCTCGCTGTAATGGCCTGAGCAATGAGCTTCCCGCCGTCAATCTGATCGGCCAGAATATGCACACCAAGAATAGCCCCCGCCATGATCTTAGGCGAGGAAATAGAGTCTGGAGCAATCTTGGTTTCGGTAACTGCTCCCGCTTGTAATGCTGCCTCAGTGACAGAGTTGGCGGACAGTTCTAGGTTGCTAGTGATGTCTGCAATCAAGTCATTGGAGACAACCTGTCTGGGGTCTCCAGAGGCAGGCTCACTCTTCTCACTCTCTTTGCCGGAGTGATTGACAGCGGTCACCCACACCAGATAGTTGGTGTATTCCAGAGGAGCAATGGGGAACTCCTCTGGCCACCCAGTACCTAGAGATCCTCCGGCCTTGATGTCATCAGGGTTTTGTGTAGGAGCGTAGTAGATGTTCAGGTGGTCGAGATCTGAAGGCCAACCTACACCGCTCTGTGTTTCTCCTGTATGACGGACTATGAGAGAAGCGAGATTAGGAATAACGATAGGAGCAGCAGGAACAGGAGGAGGATTAGGGTTGTTGACGGACGCAGCGGTGAACGACCCATCAGTCTGCTTTCCTAGGACTGTACGAATGACACCATTGTCATCGTAAATGTTGAGTCCACCATCTGTAATGGAGGCATTCTTCAGTTGAGCAGCACGAAGACCAGCTTCCGCTCTCCGCATTCTCTGTTCTAGGTCAGTAACCAGAGAGACAATCTTCCTAGTCTCCGGGTTCGGAGGTGCAATGATAGGCATTAGCGCCCGTCCCACTGTCGTAGTACACGCAGAGATGACCAAGGAATGTGGGTCATGTCGTAGTAGTCGAAGATTCCTGAATACACATTGACATAGGGTTGGTTAGGTGTTGCTCCCTCTCCAAGGTATTCAAACAGGAACGCCATTCGAGCGCCGCCATTGTCACCAACGTACGCACCGTATTTCTGAAGAGTCTTGCCTATGATTCGTTCCCAAGTGGTGATTCCAGTAACGGTATCCATGTTGATCGATGGATCGATCTGTACCCGTGCACCCTCAGGTATAGGAGTGGCTACTCCAGCTCCATTAGCTCCGTCACCCACAGATGCGGGATAGCGTACAGCTGATGAGGCTATGTTTGTAGAGAAGAACAGAGCATGGTTAAGAGACGCATAACCAGCCGCAGCAGCAACAGTCATCTCTGAGGATCGAACGACAGAGCCGTAACGTGACAGACGGGCGCCAGTTGAGCTACCAGTTGATGCAGCTCCAGCCTCTCTACCATCTCCATTAAGTGGATTCTGACGGCCCCATTGAGCAGTCCACGAAGAACCACCATTTACAGCACGCCAAAGAGAGTGGACGACGCCGCGAGTAGGATCGGCTGTCGTGACATGTCCGTCGTAGTTCGCACCAATAGCAACACCTGGTACAATGACGTCAGACGGAATAGCCATTGGTATTGAATGAGGGTCAGGTCCCCATGCTGGAACATTGCTAAACGTCACGTCATACTTAGGTGTCGATGCTGTCACTGCTGCTCCAGCAGACCCGCCTGGCCCTCGCATAGCAACACCGTATTCAATGATGTCACATACATGTTGCTGAGCAGCAGCCGAAAAATACCCAGCCCATGTTGCAGAGTTTGAGTCAAGAACTGGACTTGCCGGAATAGGATTCCATAGCCAGTCTGCGTCTGGAAAGAAAGGGCGAGCGTTCCTTCCTGCCGCTGCAAGCACCGCGCCTCTAGACATTACGCAAACCCCTGTCCGCCTACCGCTCCATACCAACCTAGATTGTTGGGGTTCCAGAAGGTGTAAAGACTAATGGAGTTGGCGTTCGTCACATGGGTGGGAACAACGCCTGCTTGCCATTTGATTGTCGGCCAGGTGATCGTCCACCCGCCAGTAGCGTTCTCAATGATGTGCACGTCCATACGCACTACCTGACCAGCAACTCCAGAACCGAAAGTAAAGGTAGAGTTCGCAGTCATAGTAACAATCTTGTAAGTTCCCGTTACGGCAGGATCTAGAGTGGTAGCTCCAGACGCCGTGATTGCGTGAGTGTTCTCTGTAGAACTTCCCCCTCCCGGGGGAACAGCCAGAGTTCCATCATCTCGAATAAACTTAGTACCTGTGGGTGTCCCCGTTGCCAATCGAGAGATGGGAATGACAGAACCAACAACGTCACCAATATCATTGACCCGTGCAAGACCATCTCGAATAGGCTGCGTCCACGTGTAGGGAGCTGCGTTATCTGGTGGCAAAGTGATGGACATAATTAAGTGACCTTAAACTTTTGAATGTAACGAGCCTTAGCATTTGGATAAGAGTCCAATTGGTGGTCTACTACCCCAAAGTCATTGTTGTAGACGTTATAGAGATACCCATGAGTTTCGTACCAATCATAGAGGTCATTGATGAACGAAGGAGAGTCACCCTCTCCAGTAGTTCCACCCCCTGTGACCACTGCCCAGAGGCCCCACTCGGTATGACCGAGGAGCTTATTGTGCGAACGGGCAAGCTGAACCTGATGCTTTAGACCATTGACTCCGGTCTCACCATCACGCAGCCATGTCCACACAGTAGTATGCGATGGTGATCCACCAGGCCAGTAGTAGTCGTACAGTCCAATACCTACAATGTCGATATATGTGTCACCGGGATACATATTGTCGAAGGATTGGTTGGTGTAATCGAGCTGACAGTTCGGGCACCACTCAATGAGCAGGGTGGGGCAGGCAGCTTTCAGAGCAGCCGCCGCACGATTGAAACCAGTCTTGTAGTTCGCCAGAGTAGTTGCGTCACTAGGAGGGACAGCCCACGCGCGAGAGTTGCCATTGAACTCCCAACCCAACCTCACTATTGAATTCTGTAGATTGGCCTTCGCCTGAAATGCGTTTCCCAAACTGGTGAAGTTAGAATCGTAGTTAGACGATGATGCTGCCAGTTTGGCATATTTCTGAGCAATAGTTAGTCCAGAGTCATCATTGACGGTGAGCAAAGGAGCAGAGTAGGAGAACCGTCGTCCTGCCTTG